TACGTCGTGAGCGCGATCAGCTTCTTTCCAATGGTCATAGCGTTTCCTAATTTTATGATAGGACATGTCAACCATCGACTTAACATAGTCGACAATCCGACGCTCCTGCTCATCATTGAGGAGATGCGATATGTCTTCGTATGCAACAAGTTGTTCGGCGAACTCAGAGAGATCGACAACTACGCCCTCGTTAGGGCCAGCGGCGTATTCCGCGCTTCTGTATGCGGAACCTGATGCTGTAGTACGTGCTTTGGGGCCATTTACGCTCATGGACTAAAGATACCTTCTGTTGTGTGGGTGGTCGTCCCTACAAACCCCAACCTGTCCATTTTGGAATGGCATGGCCGACGCGGGTTTTGAGGGATTTACCTAATGATGAAACGTCATGATTATTAAGAGATTGACTTGTGTCTGCGTGTAGTGACCACGCCTCCGGGCTGATTGATGTTCGTGATAAAATATCTACTGCCATTGTAGCGGCATCGACTTGGTCGTCGTGGTTGCCACCGGGGAATGTTACGCACTCCTCGATGAAAGCATCGAGCCAATCAGATTGATCAGGCACGAAGACACGACCGCCCTCGATTATTGGGAGGATGGCGTTGACGCGTGCGACTTTGTCGTGGACAACCTTGTAAGGAATTACAGCCATACCGCTCTCGCGCTTGAGTTCTTGTATGAGGGATTGGCCAGATGCTTTGTCTTCTATGTACATTGCGCGAAGACCGCGACCGCGCCAGCGGTTGTTGAGGCGGATAAGACGTTGCTTGAGTTCGGGGAAGTCGTATTTACCGCGCATTATGTCGACTATGTAAATGTCGCCGTTCCTATCCATGCCAGCGACGACAGCTACTGAGTAGTCTGCGGTCTCGGTTTTCTTGAAGGCGGTGTCGACTGCGATGATTAGGGTTGAGAAGTTTTCTGGTGAGAGGTCGGCTGGGTACTTCTGCCACCACTCCGTCTTGATTAAGTTACCGCCCTGTATGAATGGCTGTTGCTGGTAGAGTGATGCGAACTCGCGCGGGTTGAGACGTTCGCGGCGTTTAAGGTCTTCGAGTGGAAAGCGTTCTGGCCATAGGGGGGCTTCCTCTGTCTCGGCGATTGTACGCTTGGCTGGAGATAGAGCGTTGAGGTCTTTGGCCTGCATGTATTGTGGATGGTCTTCGGGCAGGTGGTTGCGACGGATTTTTCCACTGGTTACTTGCTTAATGGCAGGGAAGTTGATGTGGTGCCATCTGCCTTCCGCCCAGTCCTCTGTTTGTTGTAAGCGGCCTGCTAGGTCGTCTGGATGCCAGCGCGTGAGGATGATGATCTGCTTTGGCTTGGTGCCGTTTACCTCTGGCTGGAGACGAGTGGCTAGGGCAGAAGTGTAATAGTTCCACGTCTTGTTGCGCTGGGTCATACTTTCTGCGTCTTCACGGGCTTTGATCGGGTCGTCGACGAGAAGAAGGTTGGCTGGTCGGCCTGATGTTGTACCGCCGATGCCAACTGCGAAGTATGCACCACCTTCCTCTGTGCGCCATACGTCTGCCGCGCGGCTATCTTGGGAAAGATGGAAGTCGGGGAAGGCTTGCGGGATAGACTTGTCTTCTACTACTGAGCGGATTTGGCGACCGAAGTCTGTGGCTAGTTGGCTGTTGTATGAACAGGACATTGTATAGCGTTGAGGGTTCTTAGCCATGTAGTAGGATGGAAAGAGGACTGTGCCAAAGGTGGACTTGGCGTGACGAGGCGGCATTGTGATGAGGAGGTTGTCCACGCCAAGAGTGCCGCGCTCTAGTTTGTCTAGGGCGTCGATGAGTTCGAGTTGGAAGTCTGCGAGTTCCCAGTCTGGGTACATCAGGCGGACAAAACCTTCGAAGCTGTCGGATGCGTCGCGTAGGCGGAGTAGGTATCGAGCGACTTCGCGCTGAGATAGGTCAGGCATTCTTGCGGCGCATCTGCTGTGACATAAGGATTTCAAACTTGGCTTCTGGGTCGCGTATGCCGTCCGCCATAACAGACATGAAGTGGTCGAAGATAGCGGCCTTGCGCTTTTCGGGCGGGACTGCGGACAGGTCTTGCTGTTTCATGGCGTGTGCGAACTCCGATATGGTTAGCTCGGATGGCAGGCGGTCTTTCTGGTGGTTCTTAATCAGCATCTTCTACGATCTCCCCTTCAATAGTGTTGATGCCAGACGCGATTGCTTCAAGTTCCTCGCGTGACATCTCTGTTAAGTTCTTTGTTTGGTGTTCGTGCTGGACATATGAAGCGTTTAGGTCAGGAACTACCTTGTTTAAGAGCATTCCGAACACACGAGCTTGGGTTGGTGTCCATTCCTTGCCATTCATCACCACTTCATTGGCTACTGTGATCTGATCGCCTACAAAACGTGCGATCTGTCCGCGTATTTGTGCGGATTGGGCTGGAGTTAGGCTGTGTTTTTCTACATTTGCTACTGCTGTCTTCATCTTTTTCACTTCTGTTGATGTCTTTCTGCATCGCATGGAGCAATAACTTGCTCGGCTCTCGTGACTTTTGCGCGTCACAAACTTTTCTCCACATGTCTTACATACTATTTCGACGCGGTGGTTGTCGTACCTGTTAGACGTTTTCATTTTTTGCTCCGCTTACTTGTTGGGTAGGGGAGGTGACTAGATATACGCGCGACCCTCCGGCGGGATGACCCCCCGCCCCCCGCATGTGGGTAACGTCTGTGTCACATACAGGTCGCAGAGCGACCCAAACCGTTGATTTTGCAGGGTTTTTGCTCCCCATGTAGGGGAGTTTTTGGCCTTGTGTGTGCAGACGTTTCACGCGAACCCTTCCCGTGCCTATGCACAATGGGGTTTTTAACCCCATCAGCAATCTTTTCAACAGCTTACAGGAAATCATCGGCGGGGATCGTCCGCACACACACGTATGTATCCCGAAGGGACTTATAGGGTGAGGTTGGTCGATGTCGATCAGCCTGTGGCGTTGCGTCTTGCGCATCGCTCGCCACGTATTCACACGCGCATTGGAGAACTTACCATGGGTAAAATCATTGATCTAACAACGCTTGCAACTTCACGCGATCACGCACTTGCGTGGACTTCTTCGAAGTCTGTCACTGCCAAGAAAGAAATTCACGCACAGGTGGTCTCGAAGTCGAAGACTTCCAAGCGCGTGCGTTGGACTAACCTCGCGAAGGCGATGGCCGAAGGCGACATGGCTCGTGTCAACGCATACGGGCAAATTGGCGAAGCCAAGGCGAAAGCATGGGCGGCAGTCAAGGCCGCATCCGCACCTGTAGCGGCGAAGCCGAAGGCCAAAGCCAAGGTCGCATCTGCGAAGCCGAAGGCTAACCCAGCGAGCATCAACGCACTTGCGAAGCAAATCGCAGGCATGGACGAAGCCATGCAAGCGGCGTTCCTGACAGCGTTCGCACAAGCGCGTAAATAATCACACCCACACACCTGATCAAAGCTCTGCACGCACATGCGTGTAGGGCTTTTTTTTGTGCCAACAACAGGAGATACGCACATGACTTCACGACAACGACGACAACTACGCGACTACGTCGCGGTACGCATACGCATAACCGAGGTCTTAGGCACAGTTGCCTTGGGCGCGATCACAGGCTTGCTCATCGCATGGTTGGGCATCAACTGGATCACAGGCTGTGGCGAGACCACGCGCACGATCACTGGCAACTACATCAAGGGCGAGTGTGTTCTTGTGCCATGGGTGAACTGATCCATGTGGGGCAACTACGAGCTACGCTCGCACCCACGAGGTTGGGCAATCATTCACATCACAAGCGGATACATCGCCGAGGTCTTACGCTCACGAGCAAAGGCCGAAGCCATGCTGTCACGCTACAACGAGGGCATCTGATGAACTACTCCGCAGATGTCCGCAGACGTCGCAGGCTTATACGCTTGCGGCGTTTTCTCGTTCCTAACAAACACCCACAGGTGACGCTAGGTGTCACAAGGGAGTTGACTAATAGGTGTAACGCACGTTATACACATCAAACGGTGTCATCACGACGCACACAGGTGTACGCGCAATATTCCGAAGGAACTTATACGATGAGCAGTTTTGCTGTTCAGAACTCGAAACAGAAGGAGCCGCCGCAATGACGAACCATTCATTGCTCGATGCGTTACGCATTGACACATTCAACGACCGTAGGAAAGCCCTACGCGAGTTGGCAACGCCTGCTTTAGCAGGACTATCGACCAAGGACGTGCAAAAAGCGTTCGGAAACAGCCGCTTGGTTGGTGACGAAATGGCGCAAGTCAACCCACGCGCCACAGTATCGGGCTTACGTGACAGCTTGGATGAAGACACGCTCTGCGCACTCGTTGACGGTAGCATTCACTCTTATGCCGTCTTACGTGCAATCGTAGACCCAGACGGAGAGGGTGAAACATCTGCCGCATCCAAGACTGGCTACGTCTTCGGTCGTCCGAAAGGTCTGCCTGACGGACAGCGTGCAATCTTACTCAAATCCACACCTACCGCGAAGGGAACACCCATGAGCTACAACATCGCCGACTTCGGTTTGCAAGACTACATCGACATCTTTGATCATTGCGTGGACACAGGCTACGACGGCGACGACGTGCTTGAAGCCATGGAGACAGCCCTTGGCGCACCTGCCGAGACCATCAACGGTATGCAGGCTTTGGTTCACGCTCGCACTGAGAAGCCCTCGGTCAAGACCGTGCTGTCCTCGTTCATCCAGATGGCCGCAGACGATGTCGTCAGGGAACTGGAGCAAGACGGTGAGGAACCTGCACCTACCACGACCGTGTACAATCCACCCGCAGACGCACAGTTGATCGACCTTGCATTGTCGCAAGCGGGTCTGCCACCGATTGGCAAGCTGATTGGCGAGTTGAATGATGCTACCGCGAAGGCCAAGGTTGCATCCATGTCTGCTATTCCACAGGTGGTCGAAGCCAGTAGGGGTGCGGAGATACCGACAGGCAAGGTGAAGACCGCGAAAGCCAAGGATGTGTTCGGCATCAAGGGCGTTGCGGCTCAGTCGTTTGAGTTCGACGTGCCAGTGTGGGAGTGGGATGCACCGCATCCACATGTACCTGCCAAGGACGCAGACTACGTGTTCAGAGGCACAGACTTGTTGCGTGTGCTGTACTCGATCTTATCTAACAAGCGCACATATCTGCATGGTCACTCAGGTTCGGGTAAGACCACGCTCGTGGAACAGGTTGCCGCGTTCTTGGGTTGGCCTTTCATGCGTGTCAACTTTGATAGTGAGATCACACGTATGGACTTGATTGGTCGTGACACACTTGTGCAAGAGGGTGGCACCACCGTGAGTAA